TCAATTTAACCAAGCTGTTGATGAGTTTATAGCGGAGTATCCGCAACTGGTTTCAGGTTCAGCGTTCACGCTTGGCGAATTATTTGACCGAGGCGAATACCCAACGGCAGATTCCCTCAAAGAAAAATTCCGCTTTAAGTTTGTGTTTAGCCCTGTGCCTGATGCAGGTGATTTCCGTATTCAAGTAGAAGATGAAGCCAAGGCGGAGTTAGAGCAACAATACAAGTCCTACTACGAGCAGAAGTTAGCTGATGCTATGGCAGATGCGTGGACTCGGTTACATGAAACGCTGACCCATATTAGTGAGAGGCTTGACTACACCGATGAGAACAAGAAGAAGTTTTGGGATTCCACAATCACCAACGCAACTGAACTATGCACTTTGCTAACAAGCCTCAACATAACTGATGACCCTAAGATGGAGCAAGCAAGACAGAAACTCGAGAAGGCATTGAGTGGGGTAGATGCGTCAGATATTCGTGAGTCCGAGGCTATTCGTTCATCGGTCAAGTCTAAGGTCGATGCAATTCTAGATATGTTTTAAGGGGGTTATATGAAGAAGTGGACAGGTGTTCTCGTAAGAAAAGAATATTTTAGGATTGAAGTAGAAGCCGACACATGGGCGGAAGCTAAAGACCTAGTAATGGAAGCGGAGATAGATGATGAACCCGTTGATATTGATTGGGAAGTATACGACCTAGAGGAGAAATAAAAATGGGATACCGAAGCGAAGTAGGGTTTTATATTGAATTTACTAAAGACCCCGAGGAGTTTATTGCCCTGATGAAAGTAGATGGGCGAGAGATATTCAAAAACTTCTTGCAGTTTATGTATATAGAGAACTACCCCGAACCAATCTTAGAAGAAGATGCGCCTGTCGGTGGGGTTCACTTTCACCATGACCATTGGAAGTGGTATGAGGATTCTCAATTAGGTTTTACAGAACTACTTAACATGGCTGGAGACTTTGATGAGAACTTTAAGGCTAAGTTTGCTAGGACAGGTGAGGAGTCCGACGATACCGAAGAAGAATGGTTTAACGACGATGGCTATGACCTTGAGTATCCCTATGTAGTAAGGATGGTTGAAACAGCAATGGACTTAACTAAACTAAAGAAAGTAGAGGCATAAAATGCTACAACTTAATGACTTAGATAAAACTAAAATGAGTCCACCAATCGTGGAATTCTTAAACTTGTTGGAATTAAAGCACGCTAAAGTCCCTTACTACTTAGTAGTAAATGCGGTGCAAAGCATACACCGACCTGAGTATTGGCAGTTACGCTTTCAAGATGCTCGCTTTGTTGGTGATGAAACAATAGAGGTGGCAGGTGTAGTCGAGTGGACTTATGGTAGTCGTAGCAGTCACGAATATAAGATTACATCACGCAAGGTTCAGAACGATAGGTATGGGCATTGGGGTAACGAGCACTCATCACGCAGAACTAAAGATGTAAAGAAGGCAGTAAAGATTGCGATGGAAGTGTTACAACCATTTGAGTGGCATGAGATTAGTGCTAAGGGTAGACGCAATGCAGAGCAAGCACATGGGGCGTGGGCTACTGAAAACAACGTAGCAAGACACCCTTTTAACATGGGGACTGAGACCATTTACGAAGAAATAAAACATCTTGTAGAACAGGGAGTGATGTTTAAAACCGAAGCCTTCAAGAAAGCAGTAGCAGGGTTAGGGGCTTATGAGGACTATGTTAATCGAAATAATAAATCTGCTAGATTCCATACAGTCATTGATCGTGGTGAGAAGGTTGTCTATATCAGAGATGGTCATGCCCTAGAACCTGAAGAATTCTGTGCTATTGACCCACTGCCTGAAGCTACCAGAAACGCTATCGCTCTCCTCAAACTTGTTGGAACACACAAACTGCTACCAGAAGTCGGTTATCGACATGGGGAAAACACTTATTTTATATATGTTTGACAGCGTATAATAAAGCCCATATAATAACTATATAAATCATAAAAACAAGAAGGAAGAATCGTATGAGTTACGTTATTCGTGACGAAGATGGTGAGGTTATGCGGGTAGTAGGTAGGCAAGAAGAAGCTAAAAGCCTGATACAACAACGAGAGGGCTGGACTATGAAGTGTGTCCGTAAAGCTAAAGTTAAACCTACATACCAATTCGAGGAGGCACCATTTTGAAAGACCCTGAAGGATTTGCTAAAGCTATGGATGAAATATTTGAGAAGTTTTCTAATGAGTTAGCCACGCTTAGGGTTTACTTTAGAGAAACAGATGCAGTAATAAGTGCGGATACCAATGTCATAGGCGGTAGGCTTTTTAAACCGAGTAACATTACCTGCCCTTACGGATCACTACCTGACTTCATTACCGATAAGGTTGCCCTGCTTAGACTAACTGGGCGAGGCATAGTAGTAGATGGTGTCGGGGTATGGAAGAAAGATACTGCTGATGACAAGATGTATTACGTTAAAGCAACACCCAAACAATGGAATGAATATGCGAAAGATAGAGTATGAACAACCAAGATAAAGAACACCTTGAAGCGGTGTATGCCGGGTTAGCAATGACTGGATACATTATAAATGGGGACTACCACCCTACCGAGATACCTACCCTTGCTAAGGCGATGGCTAGGCTGATGATGCAAGAACCCGAGGAGACAGGTATTGCCTCCGTAAAACGAGTGAGGAAAACAAAATGATTCCAATCCCATTTTTTGGTTGGTTGATGGAAGATGAAGATGATAAAGAGCAAATGCTCCGAGACCAATTACATATTCAACAGAATCGTATTACGCAGTTAGAAGCAGAAGTAAAGATGTTGCAGGAAGAATGTAGTGCCTTAATCAAACAAACAGGAGAAATACAATGAAGAACAAACTATTCGTAATGATGTTGTTATCAGCAATCGCAATCACCTCTTATGGTGCAACCAAGTGTCAGCCTGATGGTCGTGGTGGTATGTGCTGTTGGGATACTGACCGAGATGGAATCTTTAAGCCTATTGGATGCTAAGGTGAACCACAACCTTAAAGAAAAGATGTTGCCCGACTGCTACGAGTATAGCCAAACAGACATTGCTGAAAAGATGTTCTTAGCAGTCGGCACAGTTGCATCTACGGAGAAGCGAGCAATCGAAAAGGTCAAGCAGAAGTTTGCTGACATGGGTATCAATGTAAAAGATTTACTAGAGGACTAGATGACAACCCCTGAAAAGAAAGTCAAAGATAAAGTTAAGAAGTTATTAGCTGAACACGGGGCTTACTACTTCATGCCAGCAACGGGTGGGTATGGTAAGTCAGGTGTGCCTGACCTTGTGGCTTGTATTAAAGGGCGGTTCATTGGTATCGAGTGTAAGGCAAATGGTGGTAAACCTACTGCACTACAAGAGAAGAACCTGATGGACATTATCGGTAAGGGGGGTATCTCAATACTTGTTGATGAAACAGGGATTGGTTCGCTAAAGGTGTTATTAGACGCAGGGTTTCCCGATGCTGGAGTCCTGTTTGATTTCTTAAAAGGAGAAGAATGATGGAAATGGTAGCGTTATTTGTAGGTTACTTTTTGTATGAATCCAATGCGGATAATTGGTGGTGGACTGCCTACTGGATTATTGTTGGATTGAAGGTGGCACAAAGCATTGGTAGGTATCAAGAGAAATGCCGTAAAGAAGCTGAAGAAAGCCGTCGTTACTGGGAGGGCAAATGAGTTATTCAGGAAAAGGTGATAAGCCAAGACCATTCAGTATCGGACTAGATAAATTCGACAAACAGTTTGACAGTATCTTTGGTAAGAAAGATATTAAGGTTCACTGCGATGTATGCGGTAAGTCCCCAACATGGTGTAAATGCGAGAAGAAAGAAGATGGCGATAAATCTAAAAGTGGTGAGTGAAAACCCTGATGGGTCAGCTAATGCAAAGGTTACGTATGACGATGAGGGGCTTGAGCTTTTAGTCCAAGAAGGCACAACGGCAATACTTAAGCAATACATAGCACAACAAAAAGGAACAACACAAATGAAAGATTTATGGGAAGTAGCGAACGAGATTGAAAGTTTAGCGTTCAGAGTTAGTAACTTAAAAGATGTTATAGAGATAGTAGCCGCAGATATTCAAGACCCACATAGCGGTGCGTTATGGTCAGCACGTGACCACTTAGAGATTCTATCCGCCAAGATTGAAGAGCAAGTGCAGAACCTAATGGATATTCATCGTGACCAAAAGATTAAAGAAGTATCAGTAGTAAGCGAAGTAAAGCCTAAGAAGAAAGCGGTGAAGAAATGAGCGTATTAAAAGAAGCTAACCTAATCATCTATGGTGATAGGGAAAAGACTTACGGACATCCGAGCAAGAACCTTAAGACTATTGCAACGATGTGGAACGCTTACCTAGATGCTAGGGTAGGGGGTGGGGGTATATCTGCTAAAGATGTTGCAGGTTTGATGATGTTAGTCAAGGTAGCTAGATTTGCTAATGACCCCTCACATAGAGATAACCTAGTAGATATTTGTGGCTATGCCGCTTTGGTGGAACGTTGCGATGAAGAACAAGAAGTCGGAGATAGTTAAGTATCTTTGTGGTCGTAATGCCAAGACCATTAAAGAGGTGGCTAGGGCTATGAAGTTAGGGTATTACACAACAAGTAGATATTTAGCTGAACTCTACGATAGCGGTGAAGTAAAGCTTAATCAGTTAAGAACAAAGCCATATAAGTATTTTGTATCCATAAGGAAAGACACATGAGTAACATAAGTAAATTAGCCACAAAGATGAACGCAGTCTATGCGAAGTTTAAGTTAGACCATACGGACATTCTAATGCTTGGGGTTCTTAGCGATTGCTGGGAAGAAGAACGAGATGTTCGGGTTACTGACCTGACATTAAAGTTTGGTAAAGCCTTTGCATCCCCTGCCAATATCCACTACCGACTGACTAAGGACTTGGTTAAGTTGCAGATGGTTCGCCTAAAGGCTAGCAAAGAAGATGCTCGAGTTAAGTTTGTAGTTAAGGGCTGTAAGTTTGACGCTATGAATAAGTATCTTGGGGGTGCATGATGAACGATGGGGTAAAGATATTGTTGGCTAGAATGAAGACGCACCCCGAGGAGTTTGCTTATAACCCAAACGAAGGCGCTGGTAAGTGGAGTAAGTTGTTAAATACTTTTAGGCACGCTTTAACAAAAGAAGAAATAGATTCTCTTGATGAAGGAGTAAGAGATATTGAACGGGAAAGGTTTACAGAATTAGTCATGCAAGAATTACTTAACCCCCATGAACGAACAAACTTACAGCAGTTGCTAGATTTAAAAGAACAACGACAACCTAGTCAATTACTACCGAGTAGTAACAAAGTAGAAGTAAGCAGAAAACCAATAACTAAATTCGGAAAGCTATACACCCCATAATGAACATAATAACAATCGACTTTGAAACATATTACGACAAGGTATTTAGCTTATCCAAGATGACTACCGAGGAGTATGTGCGTGATGACCGTTTTGAAACAATAGGCTTAGCCGTTAAGGAAAATGATAATGAAACAACATGGATTACAGGAACATTTAAAGAGATTAAAGAGGCGCTACAAGCCTACGACTGGGCGAACTCCCTCGTCCTTGCACACAACACCCAGTTTGATGGGGCCATATTGTCGTGGCTTTACGGGATTCACCCTAAAGGCTGGTTGGACACTTTGTGTATGGCACGTGCGATTCACGGAGTGGAGGCGGGCGGTAGTCTCAAAGTGCTGGCAGAACGTTACAACATCGGTGAGAAGGGCACGGAGGTCTTGCAAGCGTTGGGTCAACGGCGAATAGATTTTCTTCCTGATGAACTGCATCGCTATGGGGAATATTGTAAGAACGACGTGGACTTAACATGGAAGTTGTTTAATATCTTTATGGAGAATGGCTTTCCTAAGCAAGAACTCAAGGTCATTGATGTAACCCTAAAGATGTTTA